CAGGAGGCAGGCTGGGATGATCCCGAGTCGCTGGTGCTCGCTGCGATGCGAGCCGAGGCAGCGCCCCTGTCGTCGGTTCTGCACACGCCGATCCCGCAGACGGTCGGACGCATCGCCCCGGTGTTTGAGGACGCCCCGGCTGAGAGTTGGGTGCGGTCGACTGTGGATGCTGTCGCATGGACTATCGCCGAGAGCATCAAGTGGGAGATCACCAACCCGATCGGCGAGTCCGACGTCGAAGATCCGCTGGTCGTATTCTAAAGACCGGCGAGCATCCCGACGATCCAGTCGATCATGTCGAGGTCGGCTTCGATCGCTTTGCCGCTGAAACCGGGTAGCCCGCTGAGTTCCTGTATCGCCATCGGTGTGACCTCCGACAGACGACCGGCTTCAACAGTTTTCGCGTCGTAGACCTTGCCGATGTAGGCAGTAAGGAACTCGTCCTCGACCGCTATCTCGTAGGACTCATAACTGCCCGCCGGTTGTATCTGGTCGAGCCTGCGGACTGCCTGCTTCGTTTCCGGCGAGGCGGCGACCCGGCGAACGACGAACTGCTGTTCCAGATCGCCGTGAACCGATACTGCCCGCTGCGTCCGGTGGGTGATCTCGTGAAGCATCGTCGACTGGTCTACATCGAACCGGGTGCTACCAATGTTGATCAGGCCGTCACCGGGACCGGTACCACGATTCGCACCGTCAACGTAGTGGGCACGGCTGTCGCCTGCTTTCTCGTAGAAGCCGATGTTGCCCCGCTCGTTGGATCGGGTGATCCAGTCGGTCGGCATCCACTCGTCGACGGCTTCCTCCATCTCGTCGAGCGCCTTTTGAACATGAGGCATCTTCGTCGTCTGAAAACCCGTCCGGCCATGAACGGTCAGACCGGTCTCGTAGGTAAACGTCTCCCCGCCGATCATCCGCACCTCACGGAGCACCTCGTTGATAGCCGACCGGAGATCCCCGCCGGTCCCGACGCGACTCCACCTGCCGATCAGGACCGCCATCTCATCACCGTCGAGACCGGCGTGGAGCGCCTTGACGAGTTCGATGACTTCCTGCTGGACGGCGATGTACCCCTCATGCTCGGCGATCGCCGCTCCGTACCTCGTCTGCGACCCCCAGAACGTCTCCAGACTCTCGGCGAACCGTTCCACAACATCATCGACCCAATCCCCAAACTCGTCGACAGGAGCCGAACCGAGAATGGTTCGCGCCTCCTCCAACGCATCGTCACTAACCTCTACGAGATAATCACCGAAGCGTCTGCTCACGGAATCGCTGGGACCACCGGGCATCTTTGGGCCGCTCCTAAGCGGGTCGACCCGAGCAAGAGCCTCCTCGGGTGTCATCAGCCCGCGCTTGACCAGATCGTCGTAGCCCTTGAGGATCTGGCGCATCGCCTCCCCGGCCGCGTCGTCGATCCTCGGGGAATCATGCAACGCGGAACTGAACAGGTTGCCTCCCCGCTGCCCCGCGGCTACCGCCTCGGGTGACCCACCCCCGGCGGCTTCGAGTTCCTTGGTCACGAAGTTCTTGAGTGCCCGCTCGTAAGGCTGGTGGACGGCATCGTGGATAATCCCGTCGAGTTCAGTCTTGACGGACAGGGCACGGTTACGCGACGGCAGCATCTCCATTTCCTTCCGCAATCCGAGAACGGTCTCGTCGATAACGCGGATCTCGGCTAGGGCTTCCCGGTACAACTCCTCGACGTCGGCCTTGGTTGCGGTCTTTCTGGCGACCCAAGAGTCCGGTGGTGCTGTGAGCGCCGCCCGCTCCTGAGCCTCCGTGCGAACCATCGTGCCGAGTTTCGTCATCTCGACTTCGAGTTCGGCTATCACATTAGGGAGCACCGACTCCTCCTCGACGAACACCCGTTTCATCGCACGGTGCAGCCGTTTATTACTGATTGCGCCGTCCGGGTCGATCAGATCGTCGAGTTCCTTGACGACGAGACGCCGGGTCGACCCCGGTATGCGCGTACCCTCCTCGGCTGCTTCCTTCACCCGGATGAATGAAGCGTTGCTCTGACCCGAAACGTACCCCTCTACGCTGTCGTCGGCCCAGCCGTAGAAGTGGTCACGGAAGTTGGTTGGGGCGAACTCGCCTTCCATCACTCCCTTGCCTTGGAGGAGGTCGTCACCGAAGTCGTGGATCGCCTGCTTCGCCTTCAACTCGTCTACCCGATCGACCTGCCGGAAGATCGCCTTGACCGCATCCGGGGCGTCGTCGGGTAGCGGCGGGCGGGTGACCACCGGGTTGAACTCGGCACTCAGGACACCCGTGACATCCCCATAAGCCTGCCGAAGCAGGTCGTCGACATGGCTGTCGAGAAGGAAGCCCCGCTCGTCGTCGGTGAGTTGCGCCCATTTGCGTCCGGCGTCGTCCCACACGATCTCGGCGTTGCTACTTGGAAGCGTCTCAGCGGGCCGTACAGGCACCTCTACGGGTGCGGACGGCTGAGCCGGGGGTGTTACCGCAGCAGGCGGCGGCACAGGCGGCACGAACCCCGGAGGCGTGAACGCCCTCGTCGCCGACGGTTGCGTCCTGAACCCCGACGGGAACTCCCACACGATCGGATTCTCAGGGGTGCCCGGACGGTACGGACTGTTCGGACCTGCCGCACCATGCGCCTTCGGAGCCTGCGACAACGTGTGGACGAAGGCGACGTCACACCGGCAGTTCGGATGGGCTGTCGGGCCGTCGAAGCCGCCCTCGAACGACTGGTCGAGCGGGATCGCCTTGCTGAACCCGAGGTCCGAACAGATGTTGCAGACATCGGTCGCACCGGTCACCCACTGCTTCCCAGCAGTCGCCGGGTCGGCCAGCCCGTCACTGACCGCTTGGCGCATCGACGTGAGTTGCCCCTGAACCTGAGCATTCTTGATCTCGGTACGGGAGATCATCCGGGCGCGGGACCGACGCAGTTTGTCGGCGTGCCGCTGCGCTGACTTCTGGACCTTCATCTGCGCCTTCACCCCGGTGACGCCCTGCTTGGCGAGAGCGTCGGCCATCCGTTCGGCCCGGTGGTACACGGCGCGCTCCCACGGCTGCGTCAGACCGTTCATGTTGACGCTGCGGAACCGGGCGAGGTTCTGCCCGACCGAGGTAGTCGGGTTGACATCCTGCAAGACGGTGACGAGCGCCTGCGAGGTCTGCTGGGCGGTCAGCCCCGTGACCGTGCGGCCCGTCTGGAATGTCTGCTGTGCGGTGAACGACTCGCCGATCACGCTCTGGATGACCCGCTGCTGCTCCTCGACCATCGCCGTCACCAACGTCCCCGACCGGAACTGGGCGTACTGCACCGACGCCGCGTCCACACTGTCGAACGCCTCGACGCCGACCGCCGCCCACTCCGCTTTCGGACTCATCCCGACCCGGACACCACCCACGGTCTGCGGGTTCGCTGTCGCCTTCGTAACGTCACCGTCAGCGTCCGTCAGGCGCAGCGGGCTACCGAGCCGACGCAACTGGTCGTTCATGTCGGCCCTGATCCGATCCTGACCAAGCAGCGCGCCCTCGTTGAACGTCGGTTGAAGGATCTCAGCGATCCGCACCCGGTACGGCTCAGCGACCTCCATCGCCCCGGCAAGGTACGCGGCGACGTCCATCTCCCCGGCGATGATCGGCTCGATCGGCGGCATCGAAGCGAACATCTCCTCCATGACCTGACCGACGGATCGTTCCCGGCCACGCAGCACAGCGTCGCCGACAGGACGGAACTTCGGCTCGTGGTTCGACCGGGCCTTCGTGACATCCCACGACAACGGGATGTGCCTGATCCGGTTCGGTCTACCTACCCGGACGGAGCCGGGCATCTACCCGACCGCCTCGGCTTCCTCCTGCGGCAGCCCGGCGATGTCGCGGAGGTGCTCGCCGAGGTTCTCGTCGGGGAGGATCGCCCCGACGCCGGTCAACTTGGAGACGTAGTCGGCGATGATCGAGATGTCGACCTGCCGTGGCGTCGAGTAGTCGAGTTTCGGATACAGCGACGGGTCGACCCCGTTGAGGCGCATCAGCCTCGGGATGGCGTGCGAGTTGATGACGTCGGCTATCCCTGCGACCCACGTTTCGAGGGCGTCGGCGAACAACTGGATCTTGGAGACGGACAGGGCTTGGGTGCCTACCTTGTCGTGGCCGAGGAGGATGAAGTCGGCGAGGACGGACATGGCGATGCGGGCGTCGTAGCGGGCGATGATCGCGTTCGTGTCGAACTGTCGCCTGCCCCCGGTGCTCAACAACTTGAGGTCGTAGGCCAACTGCTTGGTGTCCGGGTCGTAGGCGAGCGGGAACACGATGCCCTCCTGCTCGTCTCGGCGTATGTTGCGGACGATGCGCTTGATCTCGCCCAGTGCGCTGGTTTCCTGAGTGGTCGCGTTGTCTGACAGGAGGTGGGGCGGGACGAGGGCGACGGGCATCCCGGCGAGGTCACGCTCGATGCCGATCGCTTCGATCTCGGCGATGCGCTTCTGGAAGTACCACGGGACGAAGGCGTTGCGGAGGATCGACCGGCCCTGCGGGTTGTTGCGCTTCGTCGTCGTGCGGAACAGCAGGCACCGCTCGATCGGGAGGAACACCTCGCCCGACCCCGCGTTCGGGTCCAACTGCCATGCCCCGTCGATGCCCCCGGCATCGTCGAACTTCCACCGGGTGAGTGTCGACTGGTCCCGGATCGGCCACTTGCGCCACCCGTACCTGCCGTCGTCGAACTTGGACTTCTCCGAGGTCTTCTCCCGGTTAGGGCCGAGGCGTCGCTTGTAGACGATCTCGTTGTACGAGTAGCCGAACGTCAGCATCGACAGGATCGCCGACAGGGTGTCCGGCCACGAATGGGTCATGTCGGTCATGCACTCCGAGACGAACGTCGCCTCGTCTACGGCCCGCTGGTCGTTCGGGTCAGCCGGGGTGACAGTCCAGTCGACGCCCCTCACCAGCATCTCGATCGAGTACAGGATCGCTCCGATGACCGGGTGGTTGTCGGACATCTCCCGGTACGTCGAATAGCCGCGCTTGCCTTGGAGTTGTCTGAGGAAGTCCTCACGGACTTCGCCGCCGTACTGGACGAGGCCAGTTGAGCCGACCTCGCCTAGATCAGTTGACGTAGGCCCAGCCTTGGTGAAGTCGTCAGTCAGCGACATGGCGTCCAGCGTACACCAACAAACTCACAGGGCTAGTACCTCCTGTGCCAACCGAGCGACCGCGTCGTCGGAGTAGTACGGCGTCACCTCGGCACCCACGGGTTCGACTGCTCCATCGACACCGGGCTGACCGTCTGAGCACGCCGCGCCCCATCGACGACGAGTTCGGTCAACGCCCACACGAGGGCGTCGAGACGGTCCGGGGACGCCGACAGGTCCGGCACCCACGAGCAGAGTTGATCTTCGAGGTCGGCGAACATGCCGACATGGTGGACGCGCTGCTGCTCGTACAACGCGGCGATCGGTTCAGCCCGCACCCGCTTCCCCCGGCTCGCGTGAACCAGCCGGATCGGAACGCCGCGCTCCACCGTGTCCAACGTATGGCGCACCATGTCGCCGCCCTGATTCGCTTCGGCGACGATCCGGTCAGCCTTCAGGCGGTGGTACGACGCGATCGCCTCCGACGCCCACTCATGCGGGGTGCCACGCACCGACCGGTCCTCAAGGACGTAGGCGTGACCGTCGACGCCGACGCCGCACGCAACGATCCCCGTTTCTGCTGACGTCTCCTTCGACGACACCGCCGGGTCGACAGCGACGACGATGCGAGTCATGTCCGGCATCGACGACACCCGGCACGCTTCGATCAGGTCACGGTTCCAGAGGGCACCGTCAACGTCGTCGAGTATCTCGGCGTGGAGTTCCTGCCTGCCGAGGCGGGTGCCCTCGTAGCGGGCGACGATCTCCTCGAAGAACGACGGAGCGAGGTTGCCTCGGTTCTCGAACGTCGACCCTCGGGTGACGGCTACGTCGTCTCGGGCGACGAGGGTTCTGATGATCGGGGTCGGCCTCGGCGTGGTCGTTACCAGCGCCCGAGGGTGGTCGCCGATGCGTAGGCCGAACGTCAGCATGTCCCATGCGTCGGGGTAGCGCCATGCCGCCAACTCGTCGCACCATGCGAGGTCGTGGTTTGGGCCTCGGAGCCTGTCGGGTTCGTCGGCTGAGAACGCTGTCGCCATCGCCCCGTTGTAGAACGTGACCCGACGCTTCGACGGTTCGTAGCGTGGCCGCTCGTCCGGTGGGAACACCCCGAGGAGGCCGGACTCGCCTTCGATCATCGTGTCGCGGACGTCGCCTGCGGTCGGACCGACGAGGGCGATGTGTTTCGTGTGGCCCCGGTCGACCTGCTCGCGGACCCATTCGGCTCCGGTTCGGGTCTTGCCGAACCCGCGCCCGGCGAGGATCACCCAGATCGTCCAGTTGCCCGGCGGGGTCGCCTGCTTCGGCCTGCGCCATACCCGCCAGTCGTACAGCAGCGCCTCGATGTCTGCCGGTTCGAGATGCCGGAACAGCGCGTCGGGGTCGGATCGGCGGGCGATCTCCTCGGCTACCGACCGTTCAGCCACAGGGCCGTTCACCTTCCTGATAGATACGCACCCCGGCGATACACGGGTCGTCCCCGGACTCCCACAGGTCCATCTCCTCCTCGGTCGCTGGGAGGCTGTTATGGGTGCCGCAGACCACTTCTGAGCAGAACCCGGCGTCGATACCGTATTTCAGCCAATGTTTGAGGTCCATCATGCCATTTGCCCCTCCTTAGACGCTCGTAGGGCCGTTCTAAGGGCCATTGAGGCCCGATCCGGTATGACCGTCCCCATCGGGACCGTCATCGTCGTAGATCGCCTCTATGACCGTCTCGTCGAAAGCGAAGATGTCGGCTATCGAGGTGGGTAACCCCGGTTCGCTGCCGTTGTCCTGCACCGTCGACGGAGGCAGCATCGCCAGCGGTTCCTCGTCGAGGTCGTCGGCCAACGGCCCCTGCCGGTCACGCAACTCCTCCAACCGGGCGATCAGCATGTCGCCGACGTCGGTGCGGATCGACGACCCTCCCGGCCCGCTGATCTCGTGCTGACGAGGAGCATCCAACCCCCACAGTTCCGACCGGCGTTTCAAAATACGGATAGCCCGGTCGATCTGAGACAGATCACCCTGAGCGATCGCCGCAAACACCCGACGCCACAGATCGTCGAGTTGCTCATTCTGAACCATCCGCAACGCCCCAACCGAGTCGGTCCCCCACCGCTCCAACGCCGCATCGAGAGC